TTAACCTCTACGTCAAACGGTAAAGTTCCTGACATAGGTGAGTTGAAGCTAGCAGAGATACCGCTGTAGTTTGTTGATCGAACTACGTTTAAGTTTTGTTGATCAGGTATTGATATTCTATAAGCTGCTCCTAGTAGAGGATTGTCTTGAAGTTTATTATTTATTGTATTAATACTAGATCCAGAATACTCACCATTGAAGAATTCGTATTGTGAAGACTCTATTCCAGTTACTAGTCCGGCCTTAGTCAAGATAGACGAAGTCCATGATTGTGATATGTTGGTTAAGACGTTAACAGATCCTCCAGCACCGCCTGTGAAAACCTCTATAGACCCTGTTTGATAGTCTCTTGCTAGAGACGTAACTGATCCTGTGTATTCCGGTTGAGTGTAGTCAATTTGAGCAGGTCTTTGTCTGTTTCTCTCTAGTAAATGCTGCTTAACAATCGCACCGGTTGCTACAGAAGCTCTAGCAGGTACGAAGTCTTTAATCATTTTAAATAGTGAATTATCAAAGTATTTTATTAACCTAAAGTAATCTTGTAGGTCATAAGAACTTCCATATTTCTTAAAGTAATCAAAGCTTAATGTATTTAATTCAGGGTAAGTATAGGAAGATTGAGAAATAAATCTAGGATCTCCAATATACTCTCCGATATTAATGTATCCAAACTGAGAGTTTATGTCTTCGTTAATTTCGTTAGCTGGTGAGAAACCAACCTCCATATAGTTAACATCGCTGGTATAGCTTTGAGATGCAGGATAGTTTTGCTGTAGTGAAGCTAGTCCTGATAATACTTTTCCGTAAACAGTAGACTCTCCTAATTTAACTTTGTTGGATACTATATTTTTAATACCCCCTAATACTTGGTCGTAAAAGACGACTTCATTGTTAGGAACAAATAGAGGTGTACCTTTATAGTAGAAGTTACTTGTTGATGCAAAAGAAGATGTTGCTGCTTGAACACCAGAAACTTTCGGATGTACTGATGATGATCCGGTATATAATTCTCCCCCTAAAGTTGCTCTAAATACTAGGTACTGGCTCTGCTCAATAGAGGCAGGGTTCATTACATAAGCATCAAAAGTATCTTGAGAGGATTGTGTTGCGTAATATCTCCACTCCTGTAGTGAGCCTGTGAATGCAGGTCCTGCAAGTGATGAAGTTGCTAAGTAGGATTGCTGAGTAGAATTCCAATCACCGTCATTACCTACTACTGAGGCAGAAGCTTGGAAGCCTAGTATATTACTATCGGCACCGGTATAGATGTTGTTTTTGGCAATTAATTGGAAGGTTGTTGAACTTCCTCCGTTATCTTTATTTACCATTACAGACCACCAACCACCGTCAAAGAATGGTAGGTACACACTACAAGTAGTTGAACTATCTGCAATATTAGGATAGAAATCTAAGTATCCGTATTTTTGATAAGGATTAACTACAGACCCTGAATATGATCCGCTAGTGTATCCAGATCCGTTATAACGTAAAGCAACTCCGACTCCTGTTCCTACACCTGTGTCGGTAGTCCATAAACTTTGAGAAGTAATAGTAGCTGTATTTGTAGGAAGGCCGTCAGTCTTAAATCTAAACTCAACTGCTTGCGGTACATCATCTAAGGAGTTCCAAAGTGTGTTTAATGCCCAAGATGATGATACAAAAGTTGATCCTGTTGCATAGAAACTGTAGTCAAAAGAATTCTGCCACTGGTCCCATGTTCTTGGGTTCTTATCTTTTCCTCCAAATTCGTTAATTCTTAGGATTGTATCAGGTACTCCAAAGCAGTCAATAAGTAATTGTAATCCTGCAACCGTACCTTTTTTCTTTAATAAGTAAGGTAAGTTGTGATACAATCTTTTATAAACTAATTTTTGAGCGTCGTTAAATGGAGTTGTTTCTGCAGATGCAGTAACGTAGTTTGTTATTAATTCACTACCGGTTGGAGGTAGGGTACCGCCCGCTGGATTAATTCCTAGATAGGTAGTGTAGAGGTCGTTATTACTTAAATTACTTTCGTATAAAGTTATACCGTAAGATCTAAGAGCATCAGCTGCTAAGTCAATTGAAATACCTTCTGAAAGTCTATTATCTCCGTCTTGTCTATTTTCAATTGCTTGAGTGTACAACCAGATCTGATCAAACATCTGAGCTACCATTTCATTAAATAGCTTGAATTGATCGTTGTCAGTATCTTCAGTTATGTACTGTGGATAGATGTTGTAGATGTAGTTTGGATTACGTTCGTCGTATAGAGAGCCACTATCTAGTAGTTCGGAGTACCAGGTTAATACTTCGGTTGATCCGGTAGAATACAGGGTATAAGGTGGGGTTGAGTTTGATTTTGGCCAGCTTTGAGATGATGAATCGAAATATAAATAATAATCATAACCGTCAAAGTTAGTGATTAGATCGTTAATTTTAGTTTGATATATTGCCTTACTTGAAGATGCTTCTGTAGTATTTGCAATAGTGTTTAAGCTTGCAATTTGATTGTTGTAATTCTCAATTAAAGATGCTTTATCGTAGAAGTTTATTAACCGCTGTTCTGCTGAACTGAAAAATATAAAGTTTATAAAATCGGAATAGTCTGTATTTAACTCTGCTCTTCTCTCTACTAATATACTGTTTAGTTGATTGGTAAGGTCTATATCCGAACTACTGTAAATTGAATCTAGTGTTTGAAACCCTGTCGAGGTATTGCTCTCTTGTTGTAGTTGAATGTTGAGATTAGGACCTTTTAGGAAGATCTGCTCAGGAGCTTCTAATTCTTCTTGTGGATACTCTAATATAAATGCAACGGGTTCTGATTTTTTTTCAACAAAAAAGAAAGAAGATCTTAGTCCTAGATTGGTTGGGAGTGGTTGATATAGCTTAATTAGGATTGCTGTTCCGTCAAAACCTACGTTAGTTACAAGTAGTATAATGTCGTTACCAAAATCTAAATCAAAACCTTGGAAAGTTTCTGTACTATTTAAAAAGTTAGTTAGTGTGGTGGCGACCGCTTGTAACTCGCTAGAGCTTAAGCTTGAATTGGAAACTCGTAACTCAGTTCTATCTGAAGAGGTCTCGGTAATATTAAAAGAGGGAGCTCCTGAGATTAGACTACTAAGGAAGTTGTAATTAACCTTATAGGTTCCTTGAGTGTAGTTGTTTGAGGTAAGATCTTGTGCTGGATCTAGATTTATCTGTGTGGAGGTACTTCCGGATATTTTACCGCTAGTAATAGAGTAGTTGGTTGTTAGCCCGCCTATCAGGTTGTCGTTTATGTCATACAGATATGCTTTGATATAATCAGTCTCTACGTTGTATTTACTGGTTACGCTAATACTAGATACACTGATTTCATCTACAGGGGTTAATTCCTGGCCTTGAGTATTTAATGGAATAATAGGAAGTACTGAAGGAGTAGACATTATTGCGGTGTTTGTAAGTTAAGTAATGATTGTTGTAAATCCAAATTCTCTTGTCTTAATTGTGTAATTTCTTGCTGCAACGCCTGTACCTCTTCGTTAACCGCTTCACCTCCAATATAATCTCCACTAGTTTTCACTAGGTACTCGTGTGAGTTGGTTTCTCCGTATTTAGGGATGGTGTAGAATAAGTTTTGATAAGCTGAGAAGAATTCTGGAATAGTGATTGTGTCTGCTACTGGTGGTTGGTCGGCAGAGGCAGTAACTCCAAATTGTGTAAATTGAGTATTGACAGTTCTTGTTAGTTCTGCTTTATTATACTTTAGGACCTCTATGTTAATTGTTTCGACCATTATCCATTTACAACTTTGAAGTAGTAGCTATTATCCAATACTTGAGTAGTTCCCCCAATAAGGGTTTTTATAAGGATCTTATAATATCTCTCAGGTTCTAACCCGTCCATATATACATCAAAGTAGTTGCTGTCTGAATCTGCGCTAATCTTTGTATACTCAGTATCAAAATCAATAACGATTTCGTCAGTATCTAAATCTTTTAAAGCCCAGTATGAAGCTGTGGGCAGGTAGCAGTTTGTTGTATAGAAAGAAGAGGTTGTAAATATTCTAGGTGGAAATTGAGGTCTAGCATTTACTCTAAATCTTTGAATTGCTTGGGGGAGATACTGTTGTGTGTTGTTAGGTAGTGTAACTACAACGTCGGAAGATGTTACAAATGTCTGTGTTGATGATCCGGTATTAAAGGTGTAGTCGGCCCATCTAAATTCTAACTGTGGAGGGTAGATTGTATTTGTATCTACTGAGAAGTATTTTAGTTCAGCTGTTTTATCTACGTTAAATTCGTCAGAGTCAGCCTGTTTAATGATAAATCCATTATTGACGATTGAACCGCTGTACCAAGCTAGAACTGTATTTGTTACGTTAAATGATAGGTCAAAATCACTTCTATACTGTAAAGAAGCAGTTTGAATATAAGTAGAGCTAGTGTACCAGTTTCCTCCTCCTTCATACCCGGCGGTATACGATGCGGTAGCACCTGTTGCTCCGAAACTTGAAAGTGCCCAGGCTCCTGAACCAGAGCTTGTTTTGTATTTCCAACTAACTCCATTTTGAGTCTGAGGTGAGTCTAAGTACTTACCTGTTCCGTTTTGCCAAGATCCAGATACTGCGTAATTATATAAAGTTACCTCTTCTGCTAACCCTGTCACCTTCGCCATTGAGGTTCTAAAGTATACGGCTAAAGAACCGCTAACTCTATTTTGAAGGACATCTTGAATTTGACTCTGATTGAACTGTACTAAAAATCTACTTACAGCGGGAGAGCCATCTACAGCCACAGCGGTGGTTGCTTCTATAATTTCATCTATCCCGGTATTCATTGCCGGGTATTCGCTATACAGGGTAGCGTCTTTCTCTGGGAAGAGTTTGTAAACAGCCATTTGTTATAAATATGAATTATAGAGAAACTACTCTACCTTTAATATCTGTGTCTGGATATTTAACTTCGAAGATCATAGGATCAATAGAAGGATAGATAACATTCCCCTGTGTGGCGATAGTAGTATCGTATGCAAACTCAGAATATCCTTGACTAATCCCTGTTTTATTTGAGATTGTAACAGATTTTACTGTCTGCACTCCGGAGACTTTATCGAGAAGAATAAAAAGATCTTTTAGTATGATTGGCTGGTTAAATTGCCAATTCTCAGTCTTAAAGAAGCTTTTTAACTCCGACAGGCAACTTAGTAACACTTCGCTACTAATAAAGTTCGGTCTAACTACGATTTCAAAATCACATCCGATATTGATTACATATCCATCTTTGATAGTTACAGTGTCTCCTGCTATTCTATACTCTGAAAGATAAGTACTTAGGTTTTGCTTTACTGTATCGGAAACCTGGGTTAGGTATCCGTTTGCGTTGTAGCCTAGCACATACAGGTTTAATGTTGTTGGGATCTGACCGGGTAGGGTAGTTTCAGAAGCTTTAACTGGTTGAACAAAGGCTTTCGCTACGGATCCGTAATTTGAAGGCATTGATAACGCTCTAATCAGATAGTCGTTGGGAGTTACGTTTCTCAATTGTGATTGATAAGCAACTAGAGTATTTTGTCTAATCTCTTCTAGAGTGTCTCCATCACCTCCGCCGGAAGCAGCTCTAGGGTTATTCACAGCGAGAGTACTAAAGATGTAATTTGCGGTAGTTGTATTTAAGTTGTTGTTAATAAAATTAATGTTCGTTGTATTAACAAAACTAGTCAGTGTGCTTGCTTCTACGTTTGCAGCAATACCGCCGCCTACTAAGTACCTAACTGTCAAAGTTGTATTTGCAGGGGCAATACCGTAAGTATCTGTATATAAGAAGTTAGTGGGGTCGAATGCAGTTGTTAACTTAGATTGCTCGTAAGGTAATCCTAAACCTACGTTGTTCGGGTTTGGTGTTATAACTTCATCTACATCGTTGGTAGTGCCTGATCCGAATTGAATCTCTAAAGTGTTTTCTGATGTAAATCTAGTAGTAAATCTTCTTTGTATTTTTTCTAACTGCATTAAGTATGGAGCATCACTGTCACTGTAGTAGTTAGGATCATTAGTATTTGTATTCCTAATCGGAACATAAACCATCTCTTGCCCTAAATAAGGTACCTCGTACCATACATTGCCGTCTGAGTCAGTTATATCTAGAATTTGAATAATGTCTGTATTTTGAAGAGTAACTGTTGCAAATGCTTCAGGTGCTGCAAAATTATATGTAGTTGTTTGAATTTGCCCGGAAATACCCTTTCTTGATTTCTTAAGAAGGTAGTACTGTGGTGCTCCTGCAGAAATTTGATAAACTGTTGTTTCAGTAGGGTCGAAAGAGCTTGAAGAAGAAAAATCAATTGGATCTTGAACTAGGAAATAATTATCTCCTGTTGCTGATTTAAGTTGAGTGTTTTGAGCAAATAGTAGTGCGTAATCTAAATCTGGAATGTATACACTTCCGGATAGCTTAGAGGGTACTTGTTGGTAAAAATCAATATCAACAGTTGCAGCTTTGGTTACTTTAGGTCTATACCCTAACATGTAGGCTAGTGTATATAGACTTGTAGATTGCTTTGCATACTGTAGGTAGGTTTCTTGTATTTGGTTATCTAGGTAAAATGATAATACATCACCTACATACGCAGACATTTCCATAAACATCATCCCGGGAGATGATGGAGAGAAGTCGTTATAGGTGTTAGGGAAGTAGGTTTTGGAAAAATCAACAAGGAGGTTCCTCAACCCTGCAAAATCCCTATTAAAATATTTTATATCTTTATTTTCAGCCATTGCTTAGATTTATTTGTGCAGTATCGTTTATACCAGTATTTACTATACTATATGTAATTGTTATTAGAATTGTATTCCGGTCTGGTGTCGACTGTATTTGTACTACACCTTGAATGTTTGGAAAGTATTTTTCTATAACAGATAAAATATAATTTTCAATTTCTGATACTCCTTGGGTACTAATTTGTTGAAATACGAATTTCCGTAAACCTGCTCCGAAGCCAGGGTTAAAAACTCTCTCACCTTGACCTGTTAATAGGAAATTAATGAGGTTTGTCTTTATTGCTTCTTTAGTAGTATAGGTGGGCTTGAAGACGGCGTTACCGTTAAACGGCAGCGACACACCTACTGCTTTACTAGTAGCTAAATCAATAGGGTATATTCTTCTAGCGCCGTATGCCATTATTTCTTACTCATAAGACCCATAATTTGGTCTAAGTTAACCTCTCCGGGAGGTAATGAAGATCCTTCTCCAGTTGTGTTTGCACTTACAGGTGGTCTATATCCAGGTTGTTGACCGAAGCTTACAGCATCGTTTGAGGTCATTGAAATATTTCCATTTCTCGATTCCATCATTTCACCTAGTAGCTCTCTGTATTTACCTCTTGCATTAACAGTAGGTACGGTTGGTGTGCTTGTTAATGTTTGAACTGGTGGGGCATAACTTTCTTGAATAACTGTCTTAGGAGCACGTACTGCTTCTAACAGGATGTCTTTGATTTCTTCCTGGATAGCTTCCTTTACGGCTTCTTTAATAAGTTTTTTAAATAATTTGGTATCCATCTTTTATAAATATTTCTTAATCGGCTTTTAGATTGTCTCTATCAATAATCAGTTTCAACTCCTCAATTAGTACTTGGGGGTTTTGGGTGAATGAAGGTTCGGTCTGAAGTAAAACGATTCCTTGTTTATTTTTAGCTTGCCCTATCTTTTGGTTTAGAGTTGGGCTAAAGTATTTGTCTACGATCTCAAAGGTGAATCCTTTGTAGATAGTATCAGTATTACTATTCTCTGCTGTAACTACTACTGATGCTAGGTTCTTAATATCATCCCCAACTGGGTTTGGTCTTTTGCCACATTTTTCGAGAACCCTATCAATTACTAATAATAGTCCTAATAGTATGTTTATTACATTTGCAGCAGTCGATACGTAAGTAGTTCCGTTCTCTACAACTTGTTTTAACCTAACTAATTTAGGGTTACCTTCTTTATCGAAAGTCAATAATGTTCTTATATCGTCTAGGTCTGCAAGAAGGGAGGTTACAAATCCAGGGACAGTTGGAGCTGCTTTAACGCCTATTGCAGATGCGGTTTTTATAAGGTTGATAGCGGTTACTGCGTTGATACTTCCTTTTAATAGACTGTTAACTACTAGTAAGGATTGATTTATTATATTAACATACTTGGCTGTATTCTCTAGATCGGTAAGTAGAGCGTTACGGATAGTTGTTGCTTTTTCTAAAATAGGTTGGGAGGGGCATAGGTCGGGTAACTGAGGGTTTCCTGTTTCTAATCCTTCGATTCCTAAATCTGCTGCTAGGTTTGTTAATTGGGTGATTGCTTTATCTCGTACAATAGCTACTTTTGAGTTTATACTTTCATTAAGTCTATCAAGGGCGGTAGTCTGTGTTGCTGCTGTTATGATTGCCGTTGTCGCTACTTTTTGCAGAGCGAGTCTCCTCTGTAACTTTTTCCTATCCTGTCTCTCCTGCTCTCTTTGGTTTTCTAGTTCTTGTGGTGTCATTATACAGTATAGTTAGAGTTAGAGAGCATTGCTTTTAAATTTATTGAATTTAATCTTGTCGTTAAAGTATCAGCAACACCTTTTAATGATGCTACAGGTCCTCCACTGTTTGCAGCGAGTTTACAGGCATTAAGCAATGTTTTAAGTATGTCTACTATTTCTTCTAGTTGAGCTACAGCAGTATTACCTAAAACTAACTGTTCGTTTGCGTTTTTAGATCCTAGGTATATTTTTCCAGTTTGCATTATAACTTCTGATGCGTCTAGATTTACACTTAATAAAGAGCTTAGACTAATACTTTTTACAGAGCTTAGTAGTAGGTGATCTTCTGTTGTGTTGAACACTAACCTACCTGAATTTACAAGTATTTGTTTTCCTGTGTATTGATTTGGGTTAGTTGGGGGATCTGTCTTGTAACTAAAGTAGGTGGTGCTTGATGCTACTAAGGGTATATTCTGAGTTGATGTTAAATAAATTGAAGATGGGTCTAAATTAATATCTTCGACAGTTGGTAAGTAGCCAACAGATCCCCTATCTCCTTGCCCGTTTCTAATTAGTATAATAGGGTCTCCACTATTACTTCCAGTCGACCAAGGTGTTATAGGTTTATCGTTCAAGAGTATCGTAGAACCAAACCTAATAGAGTTACCTAATCTTCCTTCAAGTACAAAATCACCTTCAAATTTACGTAAGGGTTTAATGTTTGATTTCTCTTTGAAAGTTTTACCTAGAACGATATCGCTACTACCATCTTCTACTCTACGTACAGCTCCTGCTTCAGTCTGTGTGTAATCTCTTTGTTGTGACTCGGGAACTTCTGTATTTCTAAAAATGTTAGGAATTCCGTTGTGGTGATTACTATTCCAAACGTTGATCGGAGTAATATAATAATAAACCTTCTTGTAGTTATTGTTTTGAATATCTGGTGAAGGTAGGGAGAATATATAGACTAATTCTTCAAGTAGTGGGAAGTTAGAGATGTTTGAAAAATAGGGTTTAGCAAATCCTTTTGATTTGTAATTACCCTTGACAACTTCAAAATAGATTGATCCAAGTCCGTTATACTCTCCCACATTGGTAAAGTACTTACTTGTATCATCTAATACAACATCCTTAACTACTGCAACTTGAAACTCCATTACTTATCTTCTTTGATATTGTTAATCTCTTTCATTAACTGTTCTCTCTCCTCATCAGAGATTCCGAATGAGTCTGTAGCAGAGTCTTGATTCTGGAAGATACGTTGGATGATAGTTGCAACTTTTACAAGCTGATCATCATTCTTAACCCCGATCTCTAAATATTCCTTAATCAAAGGAACGATCAAAGTAGCATCGCCGGTATCTTCAATTAGAGGACGTAATTCAGAAATAAGAGTTGAAATCTGCTTCTCTTTCTTCTTCTGATTGTCGTAAATCTCTTCTAGAAGGTCTGCGAATTTCTTGTTCTTAAATATTAATTTATCTAAACTCATGAGTAGTCTATTTTTTATAAATAGAAAGTAGTAAGGTTTAGAAGTTTGCGTATCCGTTCTCTAAGTAGAATGCGTAATGCTTTTTATAGAGATCTCCTAATTCACTAGCTACTTTTGTGATTCTCGGTGTTTTAATATCTACTATCTCCCTGATGTATATGTATAGTGCTTTCTTGTTGAAGATCGTAATAAATTCTCTTTTTCTAAAAAGCTCTAAGATAGCATCTGCAATTTGAGCATCTTCATCTTTAGGGAATAGTTCGTAGATGTTATCTGTACAGTACTTAACGTATATATCTAAAAACTCTGATATTTCATCTACGGGGTGGTAAGTTTGTATGTCTGGACGAGGTGCAGTAGGATCTACTATATCACCGTATACCACCTCACCGTCTTCTTGTTCTGTATTTAAAGTATCAAGGGACAGTAGTTCCATCCTCTTTTTGTAATTCTTCTGGTTTGATGCAATCAAATACCTCTTAGCGACGGTTCCGAAATAAGAATAAGCTTTAGCTCCATTTTCTGGATTAAAGCGGTCGAGTTTGGTTAGTAAGAAGGTGATTACTTCGTGTTGAAGATCTTCTAAGTTGGTTTCTTCGGTATAGTAGAACTTAAAAGTATGAATTAAGTTTTGAGTTAATTTAAAGAGAGCGTAATGTATCTCTTCCCTATATAGTTTATTCCTTTCTGCATAATCATCCGTGTTAACGTATTTAATTATAGCAAGCTCAGTATCGTGAGTGAAATAATTTTTATTCTTCTTCTCCTCCATTGGTTAGTTTAAAGTTATTTAATCGTTCTTGAATAACCTTAATTTGTTCGAAAAACCAACCAATCTCATCATCGCTTTCAAATGTACCTTTGTTGTCTATTTTTTTCAACCGTTCACTACTGTGTTCAATAATCTTAGATAGTTGATCCATGTAGATGAGGTAAGATGCTAAGATGTCTTCTTGCTTCTCATTCTTCTTGAGCAAGTTGTAGGTTGTGTAACTTAATACACCCGCTACTAAAATGAGGAGGCTTATTATAATTTCCATTAGTCAGTAAAGAAATTTGACATCGCACTTTTCAACCCATCACTTTGAATGTTTGATAGAGCTTTGTTTTTAGCTTGCTGTTGATGCGTTGTTGGATTTTTCTGGGTAGTCTCTTTTGAGATACTGAATTGTTTTGATTTTGGCTGCTCTACTGGGTTGATCGTTAATTCAACAACAGAAGACATAAAGTCTGCCTGATGTAAAATATAAGCAATTACAGAACGTGGCTTGCTCTCTGGCATTCTGGAGATAAGATACGCCTTGTTTGCCTCATCATAGAGACCGTCGTGAGTCCTGATAGCGATCATCTCGTTAAGGGTATACCTGATACCAGCTTCCTGAAGTAAGAATAATGAACGGTCTGGAATGGTCATAAAACCAACCTCAGTATTATAAGAATAAATTTCCCCTAAGTTCTTCTTTCTCCATTCATCCTTTCCAGGTAGGTATAAATCTTGAGTAGAATCTCCTACCTTACCTAAGTCGTGATTAATTGCAGAAAATACTAACTCTTCAATAGTGAAGGTAGTCATATCGCAACCAAACTTTTCCCAAAGCTTTGCAAAATGTAAAGAGGCTTTAATAACACGGTTAACATGCTCAATATAACCTCCGGGAAAACAGTTATGGTATTTAGTAGTATGAGCTGCCGGCATGAGGATAAATCTATCCACCCGGTCCTCGTAAAATTTACGAAGATCTTCTTTTCTTGGGGAAGAAATATAATTATCAATAAACCCTAAAAACTCTTCCCAATTAGATTGGATCTGTTCTGCTGTCAAATTCATACTATAAAGATAATTACCTATTGCCAGAAAAGCCACCTACTTCATTAGAAGTTCTAGGCTCCATCTCAACATACTGTTTGATTTGTTCGAGCTGCTGTTCTGCTCTATCAATAGTATCTAAATAAGATTTAATTGGTTCCTGTCTTTGTACAACCTGTCTTAATACCTTCAAAGTACTTTCTAATACTTCTACTTTGTTAATTACTTGATCTCTATATCTCATATTATTATATCCCTTTTATTATTAATCATTATAATCATACCCCTTATATCACCCCTCTTACCCTTTTTATTCCCAACCCCCATGTATAGATGATAAGAACAGAAAATCACAAAGGCAACTTCTTTTGAGAAAACTCTATAAAATCTTTAAACTTTTTTATAAACAAACACTTTTCATACTCTTCCACCTCGGTAAAATGCTCTATTGATAGATCACAAGCCTGTAAAAAGGTATCATCTGCTTTATCTAAAAGCGTCTCTACGTGGAAGGAGTTTTCAAGATCCAACTTAGATATGTACGAATAAGCTTTATGGAAAATTACCCCCTTATTAAGTACCTGTAAACCCTCTGTAATTATCTCTCTATTTATCTCTGCAAAGAATTTCATTATTTGATCATTAACAACATCTCCTCTAAAAATAATTCGAGAAAACATATTCATTAATATATACGGATGCTCTGAGAAATCAACAATCTCCTTAACCTTACCCTCTGATTTATCTTCAGGGTCTTGAAATAATCCAAATACAAGTGTAGGATCCATCTTATCTATAAATAAGAAAAGGACACCGTGAGGCATCCTTTCCCAATATATTTAGTTTATTTATGCTTGAGGCTGTCCTGCTTTAAAAAGAATATTCTTATTAAAATAAGTCAACTGGTTAGCAGCCATCTGGATCAATTTAGGATCACCTAATTGTTTAGCTGCATTAAAAGAATCCATAAGTGCTGTTAAAGTTTTCTTAGCTTCTGGAGAACCAGTATCTATATCAGGAGTTCCATCCATATCAATATCCGCTGTAGTATCCTCTACAGGAGTCCCTTCAGCCGGAACCTCATCCTTAGCAACAATAACCTCCTCAGTATCTACCTCTTCATCTTTTTTAGCTTCGAAAAGATCTTCCTCAGACGGCAAAGTAGTAATTAGATCTAATAGGTAATCATGAATATCTTCTTCTTCAAAGCCATCTCTCTTTAGAGCACCAATAATCATACGAGCACCACTCAACAAAGCCTTCTTAGCAGCTATCGGAGCAAGACCATCCATTCTTTCAGAACCTTCGTAGGAAGCTTCATCCATACTACCCACCTCTCTAGTAGCAATATCTTCAGGAGTCTCCTCCAAACTACCACCAGGTAACCCAGCACCGGTTTTAATCATATCTAAAGCCATCTCTTCAGAAGAATCATGAGGAGATCCTTGATAACCCTCACCCTTCATCATCATGTTTTTAATCTTCTCCTTTAATACCCTCTTAGTCATTCTAGGCTCACTCTCATGAGACATAGCCTCCAGAGAAGCCTTCGCATCAGAAGTGTACAACCCCTCAGTCATAAGACCGGCGAGTTTCTGCATTCTTATAAATTCTTTATTCATTTTAAAAAGCGCTTTTATATAAATAGCGGTGAAGTAGAGAAAAACTTAAGGCAACTCCTGTAAAGACTTAAGGGTTGCTCGATGAATCTCTCTTATACCATGAACATTACTATAACCTAACTCTACCTGTATAGACCCTTGGTAAACACTAAAATTACTAATAGGACCATATAGTGTAATATCCCCAAGAAAGAATTTTTTATTATCCTTTAGTCTTAGTACTCCGGCGATGTGTTTGTCGGGCTGAATAGCAATAATTCTCCATGAACTGTTCATAACAGTTAATATAAGTAAATGTAATTAAAAGTGCAAATTAACCTTGACCTCTCGAGACCTTCACGTAGTTTTTAGAGTTTTTATTTTTAGACATTTTAGTCTTAGCATGAATGCCTTTACGTTTAACCTGCTTCTTTGCAATCTTTACAATAACAGCAGCGGATTTTGATTTTCCTTTAGTTGGTGCCATAGTCCCTGATAAATAGACATAAAAAAAGGACCTACCAACTGAATGATAGATCCTTTGAGGATAAGCATCTCACTGCGGTAGACCCTGATGGGATCGAACCACCGGCACACTGATTATGAGTCAGTTGCTCTAACCTACTGAGCTAAGGGTCTAGAAAATTAGAAGTTCCAAGACGGGTTTTACATTTTGTTAATAAGCCTGACTAGTTTTGTTTTTAATAAAGTTTAACTGGTCTTTCATTTTAAATTCTAGTTTATCAATCCTAGAATCAATTTTTCTGTGAACATCCTCAAAGTCTCGGTTAGTAATGTTTCTTTGATCGTCG